AACTAATCTAGGGTCACGTTCCATGTAAGCAACTGTGCAAGAAACTAATTGTGTTAAGTGCATTAAACTATCGTAACTAGATGCATCTAATGCAGATAGATGTCTTTTTTCAGCTACTATATTTATTTTTAACATACCTGTCCACGTGTGGTATTCATCTAGTTCAGGTATTAAATCTATACTAAATGTTCCTAATGGTAATGGTGTCATTTTAAAACTCCTTTTCTATTTGTTTCAACTATGTGTGGGTATTTATCTTTACCCTTTTCTTCTAACCAATTTTTAGGTATTACTCTATTGGCATACTTAAACTTGTGTTTATCACACCATTTAGCATACGTAGTTTTTGAACCTTTATAAAGAAAGTTATTTTCATTTTGAAAAATAAAACGAATATCTAACTTAGGATGTTGTTCTTTTATTGCTAAATGTTTCATTCTATCAGATTGTTTAAACCATCCTTTTACCTCAATAATAATACCATTGTCAAGCACAAAGTCAGGAATATAGAATCTTTTTTGTATATGATACCAAGAAACTTTTATTTTTTCATATCTAAATTTTCTTTTTATACTTTTTAAAAATCTAGCGATACAAAATTCAAAAATACTTCTATACCCTGCTTTTGTTGCTTGTTCTTTGGTTAATTCTTTATCTTTAGAAGAAGACACTTTTATACCTAAAAGGACTCCATTCATCTGAAGCAGAATAACCAAGAGCTTTTAGTTCTTCACGTACAGCTTTCTCTGCTTCTTGTTTTGCTTGTAATGCAGTTCTTAAACTTGCTGTTCGTTTTTCCCTAAATTCTTTTTTCTTTTCCATCAAAGCCTTTTCCATTTCTTTGATTTCTTCAGCTAACATTTCCATTTCGTTATCCATTTTTATACTCCTCTGCTATTTCTACATATGCCACTTTTCTTTTTATTTTAGCTTGTGACACCAAAGATGGTAACTCTTGTAAAGTTGACCAACACTTATAACGATAAGAACAAAATGAACAAGTTGTTCCTAGTATTTTATTACCTGTAGGTTTACCACGAAACACTTCTTCTTTTTCTTCATAACATCTAGCAAACTTGTTTTTATCAAGTTTATCTATAGTATCTTTTATATAGGATACTTCCTTATCAATGTCAATACCTTTTGATGAAACATACTTAAATTCACCATTGGCTTTATTAACAACCCACCAACCACCTGCTTTTTTATTTGCAGCTTTTGCATATCCAGCTAATTGTGCAATATACCCAAAAGAATCATTTTCTGCTAAAGTTTCAAAAGATTCAAACTTATTTTGATAAGACCAATTAGATGCTGATTTAATGTCATCAATAGAATTATCAATAGATAAATCATATGTTCCATCAACGGATGTATTATCATCAAGTTTAAGTGTAACTTTAGATGAGTTTTCATATTCAACTCCTGCTTCTTTTAGTATGCCTTTAAATGTTGCTTCAATAATATCTCCAATCATCATGTTAATAACAAACGTGGTTGGTTTAGGCAATGCTTCATTAGGTTTATTCTTTTCAAACCACAGTTGACAATGAGGTCTACCAACATTAGACATTCTAATTTTAAACTTATCACGTTTTGTGTTACTACCAAATTGTCTAGTTAAGGTTTCTTCTATATCCTTACAAACTTGCTTTATTGTTTCTTTAGACATAGAAGATTTACCATTAACTGCATCTTCAAGGTATCTTGCAACCTTTATTTCAGCAGGGTGATTCATTTTATATTCTCATCAATTTCAATAAATTCCTCTACTGTTTCTTTATCTTCGTGGCTTAACTCTTCTCTTTTATCAGAGTTATGTTTATCCCATTCTTTACAGACATAATCATTATAATTTTTTATCCAATCTATAAAACTAGAAAATGTTTTTTCATCTTCTTTAGAGATGTTATGGATAGTGTCTGTATTGACTTTAGATATAGGGGTATAATAACTATTACCATTATCCATATCATGCTTTGTTGGAGAAGATAAAAGTATATTATATTTTAAAGGAAAACTCTTTTCTTCTTTAAAGAAGTCAAAGTTTTTACCAATAATATTAAATGCTTGGTTTGTGCTAATTTCCCATATAATAGGTGTTTCAATTCTATCTACAATCTCACCTTTATTATTTAAAGGTTTCTCCATTGTTAGAATACCAAACACAACTCTTACACGTTTTATTTGCCTAATTAAACTTTGCATATCGGCAGGCAAAGATTGAAAATCTTCCATATATCCTATAACAGGTTTACCA